CACGCAACACGGACCAGACTGAAAGCGCTTCGATGCTGGAAAGCATTATGGAAGGCGCGTCAATGATTCCCGAAACTGTAGCCAATTACTTCATTCGGCCCGGTGATAAAGGCCCTGCTTCTTTTTCTATGGTGTCTCCTAGCGAACTGGGATCGGATATTAAGTTTTTAGGCGGCGCCATGTGGGAAGCGGCGAAAGCGGAACCTTTTCGTTTTGCCATGGACATACTGCCCGTAATAGGGGAGCTAGTGTCCGCGCATGATGTAGGAAAGTTCACGGATATGGCTAATAAGGCCGAAGCAGAAGGGAAACCGGCACTTGCTGATATGTTCCGGCAGATTGTGACCTTGTCAGCGGCAGGTACTGTGCCTTTGGCGGGCATGGGCGCCAGAGTCACCAAGCGTAGTGTAATCAGTGCAGCCAAAAAAGCCGCCGAGGAAGCGACGACCACTTCAGCCAGAATGCTGGACGACGTGGTTGTAGCAGGATCAACTTCCCCTATACGAATGCTCGATGAGGTGGCTGAAGCAGGAGCCAGAAGAGCAACGGAAACAGATATCCCTTACATAAAGTTCAGTGATGATTTCGCGGAGAAAATAAGAGCAAGGACGCAGGAGCCAACCAATAACAACGGCTATATGGGCGCACAGGTAGCTGCCGATTCGCGTGTGGTGGGGGACTCTGTAGCTGAAACATTTAACAGGCAAATAGCAGACGACCCCATGGGAATGATTGAATTGTACAAAAAGCTTAAAGATGCGGAAGGAGGCAAGGTTCATGATACCGATGCCTTCCGAGAGCTTAGTTCTAATTATCTGGCGGATCGCTCATTATCGCCCTCGGTTCACGAGCCAGCCAGCGCGCTTAATAAAATGTATTACGCAATGAGACTGGCAGAGACGCAGGGCCAAGAAGGAAGGTGGCTGTTTACCGGCGGCGGCCCCGGTTCAGGAAAATCTTCAGGACCTGCCGGACCAATGAGAGATTCAGCCGACTTGGTGTTTGATGGCACTTTAGCCAAGTTTGATACGAATGTCCTACGCATAGATGACGCTCTTAAATCAGGCAAAGACGTGGACATAGTCTTTGTAGACAGGGCGCCTGAGAAAGCGATAAGGCAGGCAGTGGGCAGGGCCATGAGGCAAGTAAAAAAGGAGGGTTCAGGCCGCACGATTCCTATTGACCACTTTGCCCAAATGCACGTTGATTCTCGAAAGACCATTAAGCAACTGGTTGAGCGCTATAAGGGCAATCCTGATGTAAGGATTAAACTGATCAATAATAATGGGGGTCCTAATGATGCTGCGCGCCTCAGTGAGGGTTTTACCATTGACCAAATTGCTGATTTAGACTATAATCAAACGGTGCGGCGAGTAACTGCCGTACTAGAGGAGATGAAACGTGAAGGCAAAGGAGTTATTAGCGACGATATCTACAGGGGGTTCATCAAGAACACCCGACTCGACGATATCTCCCCCACCACCACCCCGACGCTTGACACCAGAAGGGCGTCGTCGCAAGGCGGAACGCAACGCGGAAATGGACAAAGCGTTCAAAGAAATGCTGGACAACTGGGGCGAGAACGTCGCCAAGTCCAAGCATCTACCGTAGGACCCACCCCCGTAGAAACTACCACTGCAGCAAGTACCTCTGCTAGGGGGGCACTTTGATGAGCTAGATTATGCAGCTAGAATGGCTGATGCTACAGAACGGGGATATGACAAAACTTTATACCACGGCACCCACGCTCAAGACATGACTCAAATTGATCCTAATAAAGTCGATTTAGGACTTCATGTTGGAACGCCAGAGCAGGCGGCTAACAGGCTGAAAGACATAGCTGATCCACGAGCTCGCGATACTGCACTTGGTAGGCATGCCTCTTACTATGATGAGGGAGCAAACATATTGCCACTAAGGGTAAGAGCAAACAATCCGCTTGAATTAAAGGATGTGGGGAACTGGAGGGACTCACACCAAGTATTAACTGCCCTAAGAGATAGCCCTGCTTTTGTAAAGAACGCTGATAAAATAGAAGACATGTTGCAAAAAGCAGACGAATTACTGGTACAGCACGAAGAAATCTATAGCGGGCAGTTCAAGGGGTTTTCATGGTCTGAGTCTAACGCGAACCGTGAGCTACTTGATGAAATACGCTCGACGATTCAAGATGAAGGGTATGATTCCATTAGATACCTTAATGAAATAGAAAATACATACGGCGCCCGAAGCGCTGGTGATCCGTATTCTTACATTATTCTTGATTCCGCTGACGTAATTGGCGGTATAAGCCTTAATCCCCGCTTCCGTGACGGTGGTGCAGTAAAAAGAGCGCAAATCTAGGACAAGACCATGCCTATAGATAAAGTAGTAAATCTTGCCCCCAACACAAATATCACTGTCATTGAAGAGATAGAGGAACTGCCGGAAATCGAGATAGTTCTTGAAGAAGGGGAAGAAGAGACAGCGCCAAGACAAGAGTCTGAATTTTACGTCAATCTTGCCGAAGACATGGAAGAAACTGATCTGGCAAAGATTTCAATAGATTTGTTGGCGTTTTATGAAGCCGATAAAAGCTCTCGGGGCGACTGGGAGCAGATGTATGCCAAGAGCCTTGACCTGTTGGGCTTTAAAATTGAAGAACGAACCCGTCCTTTTCGTGGAGCAACGGGTGTAGTTCATCCAATGCTGACAGAAGCCATTGTGCAGTTCCAAGCGCAGGCATTTAAGGAGCTTCTGCCCGCCGGTGGTCCGGTTCGGACACAGACAATGGGCAAGGAAACGCTGGATAAGGTGCAACAGGCGTCCCGCGTGCAGGATTTCATGAATTACCAGATCACTACGGTGATGAAGGAATACACGCCGGAGTTTGATCAGCTGCTCTTTTATACCGGATATGGCGGTTCTACCTTCAAAAAGGTCTATTACGACTACTATTTAGGCAGAATGGTGAGCCGTCTGGTCCTTCCCGACGATTTATACATCCCATACAACGGCTCAAGCGTCATGAGTGAGTGCCGACGCATCACTCATCGCATCACAATGGACTTAAATGAGTTCAAAAAACGTGTTTTTGGAGGGGAATATCTCGATGTATCGCTTGATCCAGATGGTTATGGCCCAGCTGTAGACAAAATTGGCGCTGCAGTGGACCGTTTAGTTGGTATTGAGGCCACTGGCGAACCTGAAGAGCTGTTTTTATTGGAATTTCAGGTGGATTTGGACGTTCCTGACTATGAAGATAAGGACGAGAAGGGCAAGCTGACGGGAATTAAGGTGCCATACGTGGTCACTTTGGACGAAAGCACCGGCCAAGTGGTCAAAATATGCAGAAATTGGGAGGAAGACGATGAATTAAAGCGTCGGCTCGAATATTTTGTGCATTATGTGCTTGTTGAGGGTCCCGGCGCCTACGGTTTGGGCTTTGTACACCTGATTGGGGGTCTTTCCAAGACGGCCACCGCTGTGTTAAGGCAACTTGTGGACGCAGGGACGCTGGCTAACCTTCCTGCGGGCTTTAAGGCGAAAGGTGCGCGTATAGCAGCAGATGATAATCCGATTCAGCCCGGAGAATGGCGAGATATGGACGCTGGGGGCGCTGAATTAAGCAGTTCCTTGCTGCCATTGCCGTACAAGGAGCCAAGTCAGACGCTTTATGCGCTTTTAGGCTTTACCGTAGAGGCAGGACAGCGCCTTGCAAGCATTGCAGACATGCAAGTTGGAGATGGCAACCAACAAGCGGCGGTTGGTACTACAATTGCGCTGCTTGAGCGCGGTTCGATGGTCATGTCGTCTATCCACAAGCGTCTGTACTACGCTCAAACGCAAGAATTTGAAATGTTGTTCAGGGGTTTTGGCGAATATCTGCCTGCTGAATACCCTTACGACGTGCCGGGGGCGTCTCGTTGTGTCAAACGAAACGATTTCAACAACATGGTTGCTGTATTGCCGGTGGCCGACCCAAATATTTTCTCTACTGCCCAGCGCATTACCTTAGCGCAGACGCAACTTGAGTTGGCCCAAAGTGCACCTCAAATGCACAACCTGTATGAAGCTTATTACCGGGTGTATCAGGCCCTGAACGTGCGGGACATTGATGGCATCTTGAAAGTGCAGACAAACCAAATGCCTACAGACCCAGCCAGTGAGAATATAGAGGTTCTTGATGGTAAACAGCTGCAGGCATTTGCCGGACAACAGCATGACGCGCACATGTCGGCTCATTTAATCATGGGTCTTTCTCCCATGCTGCAGGCCAATCCAATGGCTGTGTCCGCGCTGCAAAAGCATGTTTTGGACCACATACGGCTCAAGGCAGAGGAAGATGCGGAAGCTGAATTGTTTAAGGAATACGGCAATGATCCTGATCGAATGGTGTCAGAGATGCAGCGCGAGGCTTTAGTTTCGTTGAAAATCTCTGAATACATGATGGAAATGAAGCAATTACAGAGTGAGTTGGCAGGGGTAGGCGAAGAGGGAGGGGAAGACCCGGTTGTGGCATTGAAGGCACAGGACCTCCAGCAACGGGCTGCGAAAGATCAGGCAGACATTACCCTTAAAGAGCAGGGGCTGCAGAACGAGCAGATGCGAATACAGGAAAATGCACAAGCCAACGACGAGCGTATTCAGTCTCAAGAAAAGATTGCTGCAGAAAGGACTGCGGTTGCCCGTGAGCGTATTTATGCGCCAAAAGGAGGAGGAGGGAAAACTAATGCCGCTTAAAAAAGGCAAAAGTAAAGGAACCGTCAATAAAAATATAAAAGAATTGGTCAAAACCTACAAAAAAAGAGGTAAAATAGGTACAAGTAGACCTGCAAATGCAAAAGCGGCCAGAAAACAGGCTGTGGCAATTGCTTTGGATAAAGCAGGAAAATCAAAGAGAAGATAAGACGCCTTCCAGATAGTGGCGTTAAAACTGTCTGCCTATACATGGAAAATGACCATGCTTGAGTTCGCTGAGCGCGTTTTGAAAGAAATCAGAAAGC